AAAGGCCGCCGCAAGGGCGGCGCGGGGGTAATGCTGGACGAGAACGTGGCGCTGCTATATGGACCGTCAGTAGATCAGGTTTTTCGGGATGTCTCGACGACTGAAAGCCCTCGGTTCGCGGAGCTTCTGGAGCGCGAGTTCTTGCGCCAGTGGGTCCGCCTCAACTCGTCAACGAGGTAAGAAATGGTTTCCAAACGGATAGACATTCTCAAGGCGCTGACCGAACACCTGGAAGCTATCGTCGTCGATCCTGACGGCGAGGCCGAAAGCCTGACAGGCAAAGTCTTCCGTGGCCGGACTGTATTCGGTGACGAGGTTGCTCCTCCCTTCCTAGTGATTCTGGAAGCGCCGCGACAACTCTTGTCGCTACAAGGGGGCGACGAGAAAACCACGCGCAAGGACGATTGGAGGTTGCTGATCCAGGGCTTCGCCCAGGACGACTCGATCAATCCTCTCGATCCGGCATATGAGCTTCTGGCATACGTCGAGCAACGGATGGCTCGACTCCTTGCCGAGAAGGGGAACGGAGGAGGCCCGCTTTATCCACTGGAGTTTCGCCTGGGGAAGCGGGTTCATTCGATTCTATTCACAAACCCTATTGTGCATCCGCCCGACAATGATGTATCCGATACAGCGTATTTCTATATGCCGGTGACAATCCAAGTCGCCACTGACATGGAAGCGCCATTCACAGAGGAGACTTAACGATGGCAGAACGTGAAACCCAACTGGTGCTTGGCGCTGGCAAGCTGTTCTTCGACCGCTTCGACGCAAACGGCGATCCGACTGGTGAACTGTATATTGGCAACACCACCAGCCTGACCTATTCGACCGACGAGGAGCGCCAGGAGCATTTCTCCAGCGACACCGCCGAACGTGAACGCGATGCCAGCATCGTGATCCGGACCACGGCCACTCTCGGCTTTACGACCGACGACATCATTGCCGAGAACCTGGCGATGCTGTTCAAGGGTGATGCCGAAGCCCTGGCAATCGCGGCTGCCCCGGCGCAGACCGAAAACATCACAATCACCACGCTCGGCCGTTGGTATCAGATCGGCGCGACCGACGCTAACCCGACCGGCACTCGCCTGATCTCCAACGTCGTGGTCAGCGATAACGTCCCGGCAGTTATTCCGGACCTTCCGGCGAACTACGAGGTCGATCTGGTGCGCGCTCGCATCTACGTCCCTGAGGGCGGTGCTATTGCTGCCGGAGATGTCATTACCATTGCCTACGACCAGGCGGCATCCAGCCGGACCGTCATCATCTCGAAGGGCGATCAGATCAAGGGGTCGGTTCGCTATGTCGCGGATAACACGAAAGGCGAGAATATCGACCACTACTGGCCTTTGGTCGAAATCAGCCCCGATGGCGATTACGAGTTCAAGGGTGATGACTGGAACGAGATGTCGTTTTCGGGCGAGGTCTTGACCAAGACCACGGCCGCCGGGGTCAAGCTCGAACGCCACTACGCAGACGGACAGCCGGTCGCTGCGTAAGTCTTTCCCCGGCAGGGGGTCACGCAGGGAGGCGGCCTGGTCGAAGGGGGACTGGGCCGCCTCTTGTTTCTGCAAGCCAAAGGAGTCGACATGGCAATTTCATTCACGATCATCCGCAAAGAGATCAAGTTCTCTGGCGGAACTTTCCAGGTCCGAGGCGTAAGCACGGACGACCTGGTTGCTCTCAGCCAAGGGCATTTTGAAGACATCAAAGCGGCAATCGCAAGACATTCGACCCCCACTGGCCGGATCAGCGCCAGCAAGAAGGCCGATATTATTCTCGACGTCGCCAGTCACTTTCCGGGCATGGCGGCGGAAATCATTTCTCATTGTGCTGACGAACCTGAATCAGTCAGCGAGTTTCGCAAACTACCTGTGACAGTTACGATGAAAGCGCTTGACGAAATCTATCGTCTTACGATGGAGGATGGTGGAGTCGAGTTGGGAAAGTTCGGCAGGGGTCTCGCGGCGGTCATGGAGGCAAACGGGCTAAAGGTGGGACCCCTGGTGAAGAATTTGAGCGATACTATTGGGAGTGCCGAGAAAATGTCGCCTTCCTCAAACACTATGGACACCCCGACGCCCACCGATACCCCTTAGCCAAGCTCGTCAACGAGGCGGCATTGGCTGAGACTATACAGAAGCGGGGGGTTCGGCTTAACGCCATTGTTGACCAAACCATTGGTGCGGCTGTATTCGGGGGAGGCAGAAAGGCCATGAGGGCCTTGAAGAAGCTGTTTAAGGAGCTTGGGGACGAATGACGACTCGGCGCGACATCGAGCTTCTGATTTCAGCGAAGGATCAGACGGGGCGCACTTTCACGAGTGTTGCCCAGTCAATCCGGAACCTCAGCCAGACTATTGACCAGCAAGTCCAAGCTGCGTCTCGCGGAGAGATCGCGTTGGACGAGCTTCGGGCTTCTCAGCGCGCCCTGGCAGATGTCGGCCGCGATCTCGCGGGCTTACAGCAGCAGATCGACGGATACCGTCGCCTCTCGGATACTCTCGACAACAACACCAAGAAGCTCTCTCAGGCGGAGGCGGCGCTGGAGAGCTACAAGACCGAGCTTGGTTCGAGCGGTGCTGCTACGGCGGCCCAGGAACGCGCTCTGGCGTCTCTGGAGCGCAAAGTGGAGACCGCAGGGGCGGCGGTTCGCAAAACACAGACCGATCTCCAGGCGCAAAGCGCGGCGCTTGAACAAGCCGGAATTGACACCAACAACCTTGACCAGGCGCAAGATCGTATCGTCCAGTCCGCGCGCGAAGCCGGGCAAGGGTTTACCAACTTGCGCGGCGCGATTTCGACTTACGCGGCCGATCTTCGCGAAGCTCGCAATGCGGAGGCGCTTCTGGCGCAACAGGGCGCGCTGGACCAGAAGATCGCTGAGGCGAGCCGCTTGGGCAGCGCAAGCCAGTTTGTTCGTATCTACTCCGAGGCGATTCAAGACGTCGCTCTGGCGGACCAGCAGCTTGCCTCCCTACAGGGTTTTCGTCAGGTCGGACAGCAGGCCGCAGAGGCCGCTCGCGACACAAGCCGGTTCGTTGAAGCCGGACAACAGATGGCGATCTCGTCGAGCCAAGTGGCCGCCGGTCTCCGCGCAATCCTCCAGCCGGGTCAGGAAGCTCTGACCACCTTGGCCGGAATTGAGCAACGCATCACGGAGGCGGCCGCAGCAGCCGCCCAGGGCGCGACGTCTATCTCCGAGCAAGCTATCGCATACAACGATCTCAACGAAGCCGCAGCAGCGGCTCTCCGGGTAGCGGGTCTCGTCGACACCTTTGCCGACCAGGAGGCGGCCGTCAGCCGCGCGAGAGCCGCCTTCGACCAGGCGGCCTCCGAGGTCGAGCAATACGGCCGCGCTATCGCCCAGGCCGACGCTCCGACCGAACAGCTTGTCAGTTCCCTTACTCGGGCAGAACAGAACCTTCGGTCGACCGGCCGCGCGCTTGACGCAGAAGAAACCAAGCTCGGAGAGCTTCGGCGCGAACTCACCCTGGCCGGGGTAGATACAAACAATCTGGCAGACGCTCAAAACCGACTCGGGGCCGCCGCCCAGGAAGCCGCGTCGGGGATCAGTGCATCTCAGGGCGGCGGGCAGGCTTCTCTGTTCGGCCTAGACCCGTTCCAGATTCAACAACTTTCGTTTCAAATAAACGATGTCGTGGTAGGGTTGGCTTCCGGCCAAAAGCCTCTCACTATTTTGCTTCAACAAGGTCTCCAGATCAGTCAGCTTTTCCCGAAGATCAACGCCGGGATTGTCAGTCTTCTTTCTAGCCTGGGTCCGGTTCTTCTGATTATCGGAGCTATTGTTGTTGCCTTGGCTCCGTTTATCGCCGCTTTCGTGGTCGTCGGTAATAAAGTCACCGAGGTCAACCGAGCGATTGCCGAACTCGACTTGCGGGGTCTTAGCGATCAGTTGAACCCTGACCAGATCATCCGTTTTACGGATGAAATGGAAAAGCTCGGGGTCGAATCCGAAAAGGCCGGGGAACTCATTTCCGAAGCGCTGGATAAGCTGCGTCCCGAAGATGTTGAACCCACCATCGAAGCGGTTACTTTGCTGAACGAAAAGCTCGGTATCGAGGCCGAGGAGGCGATGGCCCTGTTCATCGACGCTCAGAACGGAGGGATCGAGGCCGTTGAGACTTTGGCGGAAGCCACGAACATCCTGACACTCGAAGAACTTGACCGGATCGACGCTTTGTTTGAGTCTGGAGACGCCGAAGGCGCGCGCCGACTGGCGACCGAGCTTATGACTACGGCTCTGGAGAACCAAGCGTCTCTGACCGACAGCGTATGGACTCCCTCAATCAACAACATAAAGACGGCGTTCTCGAACCTCACTACGTTTCTGACGCAAGTGGCGCAGCCGGTTATTGATCGCTTTAACAAATTCATCGAAGACGCGATTATCGGTTTCACTTTCTTGACCGGGTTGGTGGCAGGCAAGAGCTTCGAGGAGGCCCGGCGCGAAGCCGTGACTACGGTTCGCCCGCGCGCCGGAGGCGGCGGCGGTGGTGGCGGAGGCAGGCGAGGGGCCACCGATCAGCAGATCAGAGATCGACGGTTCCAACGAGAACTGGACGACGAAATCGGTTCTACGCGAGAGCTTACTAAGCAAGAGCGTCTTCGCAATGTAGAGGTGAACGCCCGCCGTCGCGCACAGGCCGCCGGAGTTTCTGATGCCTTAGAAGAACGCGCAGTCACTCAGGCTATCGCGGCAGAACAGCGCAAGATCAATCAAGAGTCCGAAAGAGCCAATCGTCGAGGCGGTAGAACCCGTCGAGGCAGTCGACGGAATAGCGCTCAAGCGCGCGCGGACAGAGAAGCGGCCCAGAGGGAACGCGCTATCGAGCGCGCACAGGACCAGGCAGAGCGTCAGCTTCGGCAGCTTGACGCGGCCGTTGCTCGGTCAGGAGGCGCTTCGTTAGAACAGCGTCTCCAGGCCGTCGACGAGCGCTACGAGTCGATCTTTGATACGCTGCAAGACCTTCGCGATCTTGGGATCACCGAGACGCGAGACGGCACTTCTCTGGACGACGTGGAGAAGCGGATCGAGGCGGGCAAGAACATCCTTAAACAGCAAGAGGAGATCGCGTTTTTTGAGGAGCAAGCGAACCTCTTGGCGCAACAGCGTTCGGACGAGATCGAGAACATCACGGACGCCCAGGAGCGGGGCGCTCTGAGCGTTGAAGAAGCGTTCCGCCAGGCAGAGGCAGTCAACGCGCGCATCTCGCCCCAGATTGTCGAGGCTGCCCAGCGCGCCCTGGACATTGCTCGCGCCGTGGCCGGGACTACGCCCTCTCCGGAAATGGTTTCACTTATCGCACGGCTGGAGCGAATCGTGGCGGGCGATCCTACGAACAATGCGGCCACCGCCGTCTTGACTTCTGCGTTTGGGCAGCAGGAGGAGCGGCTGAACCAGGTTCTCCAAGAGCGGAACGACCTGGTTTCGGCCTACAACGATCTTCGTGAAATCGGTATTCTGACAGACGAAGAAGCTCGGGCTAAGACGGCCGAGGCGTTCAACCTGGCGGCTGGAGAGATTCAGGCACAGACAACCGCGCTTCGCGCCTCGTTGGAGGTCCTTCGCGCCACCAACGACGAGCTTACGGGTCTTCCCTTGATTAGTGAGACCGCATACCGCGCTTGGATTGCGCGCCTGGATGCCGTGGATGCGGGCCTGGTCAATGTCGACGACCGTATTCTCCAAGTCAACCAGGCGGCTCAACAGAGCATCGTCAACGGAGTCGCGACCGCTTTTCAGACCGCAGCAGACACTATCGTCGGCCTGGTGTCGGGCACTCTCAGTTTTGGCGATGCGATCAACAACGTTTTCACTACGGCGTTGAGCCTGGTAGGAGACTTTCTGGGGGCGATTGCACAGGTTCTTATTCAGATGGTCGCTCTCCAGGCTGCCAAGGCGATCCTGGGGGCAGGGACAGGAGGTCTTGGCGGACTGTTTTTCCATAGCGGTGGTGTAGTCGGAGTCGGAGGCAGTAGGCGTTCTCGGACCGGGATGTCCTCTGCTGCCTGGCTTGGCGCTCCGCGTTTTCACTCGGGAGGTGGCTTGGGTCTCCGTCCGGACGAATACGCGGCGATCCTCCAGAAGGGGGAGGAGGTTATCACTGAGCAAGACCCTCGGCACGTTCGCAACGGCGGCGGCAAGGGCGGAGGTGGAGGCGGTGCGGCACAGGGTATCCGCCAGGTTCTCCTGCTGGAGCCGGAACAAGTCGCATCCGCAATGCAAGGCAAGTCTGGCGAACGGGCGATCCTTACTGTAATCAAAGCAAACAAGCCGACGATCAGACAGATATTGGAATAGTGCCGCGTGTCAGACACCTTGCTTCCTTGCTTCTCGTTTCGACCCAACTGGGGCGAAGGCGTCCAGGAGCGCCTATCGTTCTTTACGACGCTCCTGAGGGCCGACGAGGGCGCTGAACAGCGTCAGGCTGTCCGTCAGACCCCCAGAAGGTCCCTAGAGGCGTCTTTCCTGCTACACGGGCCTGAGCGCGCGTTCTTCGACATTTTCATGCACCGGCTGTCTGCCCAGGAAATCACGGTCCCTCTCTACTGGGATGTCGTGCGTCTCCCGGTTCAAACCGTGGCCGGAGTTACCAATCGACTCAATTTCGACACTACGCATACCGAGTTCGCAGTAGGCAAGGCGATCATTATTCAGGGGGCAACGGCGCTTGATTTTGAGGTGATCGACGTCGCGGCCGTAGACGCCGGAGGAATCGACTTATCGACGGCCACTGGGCGCTCCTGGCCCGCAGGATCGCGCGTTATGCCTCTCCGCCGCGCGCTGATCGACGACCTGGGCGAGCTTGAACATGAGTCGGCCGACGTCGCCAATGTCGTCACACGCCTGACAGTCAAGGACGCGAATACTTGGACGCCCGCCGTCGACGGGTCTCCGGTTTATCTCGGGCTTCCGATCCTGGAAAGCGAGCCGAACTGGGTGGGCGGCCTGTCTTCGGAGCTTCAACACGACGTCGTGGATTACGACGCCCAGGTCGGCCTGGTCTACCGGACCGATCCCGTAGGCCGGGCGAACGTAGGCCAGGAGCATCGGTATTTTCTGCAAGGCCGGTCGGGGCTTGCCAGCGCCCGCGATCTTCTCTATAGGCACCAGGGACGGCGTGGAGAGTTCTGGCTCCCCACGTTCAAGCGAGACCTGGAGCTTGTAGGCTCCCATCTCGCGGCGGAAAGCCAGATCGAGATCGAAAATATCGGTCTCGCTTACGCCGGAGGCCCTGGTAGCGGCCGCGAGCATATCATTATCTGGACTTTCGACGGCCAGAGAATCGCTCGACAGATCACCGATGCAACGCTGACCGGCAATACCGAAACTCTGGACCTAGACGCTCCGCTGGGCCTAGACCTCTCACCGGGTCTTGTCCGCAAGATCAGCTTTATGGATACGGCCCGGTTCGACCAGGACGATTTCGAGTTTACGCATTACACCGACTCGACCGGACTAACGGAATTGACCACGACGTTCCGATCCTTCCCTAACATCCGCACTGCGCCTACCCCGCTCTCAGTGCCAATTCCCGTCGCAGCCGAATCCGCAGAACCTTGCGGGATCGTCGAACCTTGGGCTTGCGCGACCGTGGCTCCGGTTTTCGAGGGCTGGTATTATAAAGTGTCGCTAGTAATGCCCGGCAATGTGAGCGGAATCGGAGGAGGCAGTCTTAGCATGTGGTTGAACTCTCTCCTGGGGACTCAGCAATACTCCAGCTTCTATTACACAGACGGAAACGGCGAATTTAATCCGGCCCGTCTTTCAGAGACACACCAGTTCCAGCGCGCAGCAGACAGTTCGTTTGTGAACCTTTACGTCCATACCGACAGAGGCGACATCCGAGAAATAGAAATCCAAATGCAGCAGCTTGGCGGCGGTTCGACCTCTGAACCTCCTTTTGTCAACTACCTGACTTTCCAACAGTGGGACCAGGAGGCGCAAGGACCCCTCCCGACACGCCAGAGCGTTTGGATCACTCCAGGGCAAAACAGTGACGAGGGCAACGGGATCACGCTGTTTCCCCGCGCAGGCAATTTCCCTGACAACCACTTCTTCGGGGTCACATAATGGCATACGAAACGCGCGAGATCAGCAATACCGATGGTCAGCCCATCATGCTCTACGAGTTTCGACTGGGGAACACTTACTATCGGTATTGCACGGGAGACGAAGAACAGATCGTTGACGGAGACGAGGTGGCCGCAACCTGGTCCCCTACCGCAGTCATGGACGAGGGGATCACGCAAGGCGGAAACGACCGCAACGATCTAGTGGTCCAGATTCAGTCTGACGCGGAGGTCGCCCAACTGTTTCGGGGAGGTAATCGGCCATCGGGCAAGCTCTGGCTCAAGCTCCGGCGCTGGCACCTAGGCGATCCGCCTGACCAAGCCGCGATTCAGTGGGTTGGTAGCGTCACCAACGCTATCCTAGTCGACCGGGCCTCATCCTCGCTGAGTTGTCGTTCTATCGCTGGTAGCTATGATCGCAACGGTCTTCGGCTGTTCTGGTCGCGCATGTGCCCTCATGTCCTTTACGGGATCGGCTGTAACCTGGATAAAAGCGCTCACGCATACGCGCACACCGTCGCCACTGTCACCTCGACTGGCTTCACGGTCGCGGCTTACGCCGACCCAGCCGAAGGCACCTTCAACGGGGGTTTCCTGGAATATACCCGGCCGGATGGCTCCTTTGAACGCCTGGGTATCAAGCGGCATACTGGAAACGATTTCCTGACGCTTGGGGCACCGGCTGGTCTGACCGTCGGGCTGGCATTGACGCTCTACCCTGGTTGCGCCAGAACGACGACAGTTTGTAAGCTGTTCGGGAACCTTGCCAACTACGGCGGATTCCCTCATATGCCTGGTAAGTCACCGTTCGACGGAACCCCCGTCTTCTAGGAGTCGAAATGCCGTTACTCGCTTGGGCCTTGGTATTCCTAGTCGCGTCAACTGCGATTCAGGCGCTCTTGGTCAAACCTCAGAGCGTGGAAGCTGCGTCATCCGAAGATTTCGACTTTCCTCAAGTCGACGAAGGCACACCGCAGATGGTTGTCTTTGGAGACGTTTGGACAGACGGGTGGTTTGTCCTCTGGTTCGGAAACATGAGGACTCAGAAAGTCAAGAAAGGTAAGAAATGATCGCGCCTGATCCTCTGCTACTTATCCGGCATGTCCGGGCTGCCAAGCTCTGCATGAGCGGTGCGCGGGCTTGGTTTGCACAACGCGGCTGGTCCTGGGCGGAGTTCCTGGCAGAAGGTCGTCCGGTCTCGGATTTTGAGGAAACTGGCTGTCCTCTGGCAGCCCGCGCCACTAAGGTAGCCCGCGAGGAGGTGGCCGAGGATGGGCGCTAAGAAGCAAACCGTTGGGTTCCGATACCTTTGGACTCTCCAGATGGGTCTCTGCCGAGGACCTGTGAACTCGATTGCTGACATCACCGTCGGCGGAATCAGCGTGTTGAACGGTGACGAAGAAATCTGCCTCGATGAATCCGGTCAGCTTTATCTGATAAACAAGCCAGAACTTTTTGGTGGAGACGAGAAGGAAGGCGGAGTTAAGGGTCCGATCTATTTTTACAACGGAGCTTCTGACCAAGTTCTCCAGGGCGCGGTCAACACGGCCGTCGGAACATTGCCTGACATTGAAACGGCGTTAGGTGGAGATGTTCCGAATTTCCGGGGAGTCGTCACCGCTTGGTTCGACGGGTTGATTACTACGCTAAACCCTTATCCGAAAGAGTGGGCGTTCCGCATCCGTCGGACTAGCGCGGGTTGGCATAACAACGCGCCGTTCTATCCTTTCCGAGCTACGATTACACTACAATCGGAATCCGGCGGGCTTATTCGAGCGATGAACGGCTCGCATATCCTTTATGAAATCAATACCAACCCCGAATGGGGGCGAGGTATGCCTGCCGACCTGATCGACGAGAACAGCTACATCTACGCAGCGAACCAGCTTTGCCAAGAGGGTCTGGGCATCTGTCTTCCCTGGTTTCGCCAGGAGACGATTAAAGAGTTCATCCCGCAAGTCATCAACCATATTGGCGGAGTTCAATATGTCGACCGGACCACCGGCAAGATGACGCTTCGACTAATTCGGGATGACTACGACCCGGATACCTTGCCTGTTTTTGCCCCAGGGACCGGGCTTCTTCGGATCGAGGAAGATGATGCAAGCTCAGAGGAGACCGCTTACAACGAAATCGTGGTCAAGGGTTTCGATCCAACGACCAAAGAGGAAATCGCGGTAACGGTTCAAAACCTTGCGTCTATCCAGTCGCTCGGGGAAATCATTTCCAACACTATCGTCTACAAAGGCATCCCGACGCGCGCGCTCTTAGGACGAATTGCCGAACGCGAACTAGGTGTGCAACAAGGTCTCCGCAAGTTCTCGTGCGTTTTTGACCGGAGAGCATACAAATTGGCTCCTGGGATGCCGTTCAAAATCGCCCATCCCGGCAAGGGGATTGCCGAAATTATAGTCCGAGCCGGGGAGATCAGAGAGCGTCCGGTCGCCAACGGAAACAATGAGATCGAGATGTCCG